GTTGGTGGACATTAGGGTGGACATTGCCCGGAATGCGTGGCTGATCGCTGAGATAGCGCCCACGAGCTTTCCGCCGATGAGCAGGAGCGGTCCGATCGCTGCGGCGACGCCGGCCACGTTGATGATCATCTGTTTGGTCTGTGGTGAGAGACGGTCGAACCAGTCGGATAGGGAACCCAACCAGCCGGCCATTTTCTCGATCATTGGGAGTAGGAGGGCGCCGAACGACTCGGCCACATCACCCAACCGGTTCATCGCTTGAGTGAGTTTGCCTTTCGACGTGGATGCGACTGCTTCTGCTGATCCTTCGAATTGGCGTTCCAGTTCGGCAAGAATCACGTTTTGGGCGCCTAACACGTCGCCTGATTCGACGAGCGATTTGATCATGTCTTTTTGGGATTTGGTGAATTGGACACCGACGCGTTGGAGGGCGGTTACACCAGCGATCGGGTCGTTTAGGGCTTTGCCGACTTGGACGGCGGAGGTTTGGAGGTCCTGGCCGAGACGAGCGGACATGTCCAAACCGATCGATGTTGCCCGGTTGAACACGTCGCCCATTTTGCCGGTCTGGTTGGTCACCTGCCCGAACGTCAATAGCACACCCTGCATTTCGAGGATCGCCTCGTCACCGTAAGTGGTGAGCCCTTGGAGAGCTGACGCCTGCGCTTTCAATGCGTCGGTGGTTGTCCACGCTGAGGCACCCATCGACTCGAACGTGGCTGACAGTTTTGCCTCTGCTTCTTCCTGCACACCCACAAGGTGGACCATTCCGGCACCCGCCGCGAGTAGCGGCATGGTAACCCCCCTGGTCATCGATTTGCCCATCGACGTCATCCGGGCGGCCGTCCGGTCGAAAGCGGCTTGCATACGACCGGTTTCTTTCTCGACGTTGCTGGCGGCCCGCCGGATTTGAGCTGAAAGCTCATCCCGGGCCTTTAACAACGCCTCAATTTCGGCGACAGTCGCAGCCATTTACCTTCTCCGTTTTTTCGCTTTTTGGAGCGCCCGTAACGCCAGCTGTCGTCGGGCGGCCTCATCGGATTCGTGTTCGAGCGTGTCGACCATGAAGTCGAACGCGTCTTTCACCACACCGTCGGGGGTGACCATGAGATCGGCCCACGACCACCCCATCCACTTACAAAGGCCGATCAGTGCCCGCCGTTCCCTTTTTTTTCTTCGCCGTCCACTGCTTCTAAGTGGCGGTCCAACAGGGCCGTCAACTCGGTAGCGGTCGCTACAGATAGGCGACTGATCCACTGGCGGGTGGGAGGCACAGCCTTTCCCTCATCAGTGAGGGACCAGGCTCGGATCCAACCGGCGAGACGTGACACTTCGAACGCCTCCCAGTCAACGTCCATGTCCACGGTTTTCGTTTCCGGGTTTAGACGGCCTTTCAACGCGCCCGCTTCAACCGCTCGTCGTTCGGCGAACGACAGATCCTGACGGAACTCGACCCAGTCGCCGTCCGACAGGTCGTAACGGACCACAGCTTCCGCATCAGTGAACCGTCCCATTAGGCGACCGCTCGGGTGAGTGTGCCCGTCCCCTGCAGAGTAATCGGGGTTGTTTCTACTTCGCCGATGGACCCGCCGATCGGCTGGTACGACGTCACCACCACGTCTCCCTGGTATTCGGGGTTCGTGGCGCTCGTAGCCGCGTCTGTGGCTTTCGCCGTGACCGCGACCACCGTTCCGACGATATCAAACATGGTGGCGTCCACAGCTGAGGCGTCTCGGTCCTGGTTCAGTTCGACTTCCATAGACCAGTTCTTCAAACCACCCAAATACTCGCGGGGGTCGTCCCCAGACGCGGTGATTTCGGGTGCGTCAGCCTGATAGGTGATCCGCAATGATTTCACCCAGTCAGTCAGATCGACCGTGGCGATCGAGAATTGCGGGTCAGTAAGCACTAGTTCTGCCATTATTTGCTCCTTTAGCTAATTCCTACTGCGATCATGAAAGTTGTTGATGTGGTGTCGGCTCCGAGCGTCCACGTCGCGGCCCACCAGTCGTCCGTGATTGCTCCCGCCTCTGACAGGATCTCGCCGCCGATCGCCGTGTAAGTGGGGAACGTGATTTGTGTGGTCGGGGTGAGCATGTCCGCGGCTGCGTCTGATTGGACAGTGACATCTACCTCAGGAGACGTCCCGGCGACCGCTGTCACATGCAGAGACGCCCGCACCGACTGTCCCGCTGCGACTGCTCCCAATTGGAAAGCGGTGCCCGTGTCCGAAGACGTTCGAGTACCGATAGCGAGGATGCGTCCTCGAGTGACGGTTCCGGTTGGTTGGTGTGACGCAGTGAACGCGTACGCCTCCCCCACTTGGGCGCCTTGTTCGAACAGGGTGCCGATCGACTCGAAAAAGTAGGCGATTTCGCCTTCCGTGTCCGAAGGTGCGACTGTCACGTTCCTGGCGGCGGCGGCCAGGTTGGCGACAAGATCCGAGTCCACCTGGTAGTCCCAGTAGCCCTCATGTTCGGATCCCACACCGATTAGACCACCCAGATACTCGCGGGTTTCGTCTCCGAAAGCGGTCGTTTCGACCGGGTCGGCTGTCATGACGAGAGCGTGACGGTTGTAGACGCCTGACAGGTCCACACCGCCCACATAATGTTTGATATTGGTTAGCACTACTTCCGACACGGTTACTCCTCGATTGTCCAAATGAAGAAGTCGTCACGGACCCGGTACAGGCCGGAGTCCACGTCGTACGAACATTCCGAATCCTCAGGAAATGAAGCATGTATCCCTGTTGCAGATCCCACGTCGAGTGCGGCGTGGATCGCGGCAGACACGGACCATGCGACCAGTTGGGAGTCGTCCCACGCGTCCAATTGGATGCGGCTTCTGGTCGCTGCGACACGGCCTGAGGGGATGTCGTAGGTCGTCGAAATTTTCTGATAGACAACGGCGGGGAGTGTCGGATTGTCGGGGAGCCGCGACGGGTAGACCCGCGATCCGATCAGGTCCTTCACGGTCGTGTCCGCTATCAGATAGGTGCGGAGAGATTGTTCGACGGCGGTCATCGTCCGGCCAGTTTCCGGGCTTCCGCGGTCCGTTTCACAGCTTTACCCACCTTCGCTCTGACGACTGCACCCGCCTGGTCCATGACCGGACGCATAAGAGGTGTTGCCCCATGGTGGACTGTCCCATACTCGTGGAACCTGACGAGGTGTCCACGTCTCCCGTCTCTGGACGGGCCGATCGCCACCGTCTTCTTGCGACGTTGAGTGATTATCGTGTCGTGTGCCACGTTGAGGCGGTCGGTACGGTTCATCTCACTAGCGAAACCACCCGCTACTTCTGCAAGCCAGTCCATCAGCTGCGCATCAATGTCGGACGCTAACTCTTCCAGTCTAGACTCGTATACTACATGCGAGTTGTCCTCGTCTAATCGGGGTAATCTGCTCATGGTGTGATCTCCCGGCACATGATTTCGAGTTGTTCGTGTCTGCCGCCCTTATCGATCGGCGGTGCCACGATCTCCAGGTATCGGCCGTCTCCCGAAATCCGCATCCCGGCCAGAACACCGGTGCGATAGCGGATCGTGGCGACCGTCGTGATTTGCGCGGTGTAAGCACCGTTCACGGCCTCACGAGCTGACACGTCTAAAAGACTGCCCCAGACGGTGAAACTGGTCGCCCAGGTGTCGAGAGGCTGCCCCGACGCGTCCTGAGTAGACGACTGAGCCTGGAACGCCAGGCGACGCCGTAAAGCCCCTGCTTTTACAGCCACGGCGACACCCGCTGGTTAACCAGGAGACGTTCAACTGTGGGAATGGTCGACTGTGACGTTCCCACCACGATCGTTTCCCTCTGCTCATACAGATCACCGACGAGCAGCAGGATCGCTCGTTTGAAAATTTCGGGGACCGCGGCGGCCGCACCATAACCGGCCGTGTACGTAACGGCCACTCCCGAGTAGGTGCGGGTGTTGGTCGGCCACAGGTACCCGCCGACCGGAAGGATCCGGTGGCGTCGCAGGTCGTCCGAGTCGTCCAACGTGTAATTCGCGGCGTCGATGGTGGTAGCTGTTTCGTCCGAGTCTGTGTAAACAATGGACGTGATGGTGGCCGCCGGCGGGCGTGGCAGTACGATCGGTTCGCCTGCTGACGGGAAACTGTCCAGAGTGAGTAACCATGTGGCCGTCACCAACTGGCGGCCGGTGTACTCCTCCACCCAGGCTGTCGCTGCTGCCACCTGCGCGCCGATTAGGGTGTCGTCGTCGGCCGAGTCGACCCTCAAATGTGATTTGGCTTCGCTCGTCGTTACGACGGCGGTGGTAGGTGCGACAGTCTGGGTGGCTCTCATCGTCAATCCTCACCGTCTTCTGTTTTGTCTTCTGTTTTGTCTTCTGTTTTGTCTTCTGTTTTGTCTTCTGTTGGTCTGACTTTTTGGCGTTTCTCGCCAGGATTCCGTGTGGCAACCTCGGTTAACCCGAATTCTTCGTACACGTCCCTGAACAGGGTTTCCCG